TTAACTTTTATCTTTTGTGGTCTTTCTATATCTAAAAATAAGAAAGGAAAAGTTAGACAACCTTCTTTGTATCTAATTGTTTCTTTACTCATGTCTGTAATTTCAGGATTAATACATACCCATTTTTGACCTTTGTTTATTTGTAGATTATCACCCATTACAAACATACGATATGGTTTGCCAACTTGATTTGCTGATAGACCTATACCACCATAGTTCTTCATTGTTTCAAACATGTTGTTACAGAAATCTGTAATCGTTAAATCTTTTTCATTTTTCTTAAATGTTTCTATATCAAAAGGTACTATACTTGATAATACTCTTTCATCATTTGGTGGTAATAGTTTATATATCATTGAGCGATCCTTGTAAAGTTTTTATATTTCTCAAATTTTATTATGTTTGTAAATTTATCAAATAGTATATCACCTTTGTGAGATATAATAAATGTATTTTCATTTGTTAGTGTTTTAAGTATTTTAAAAAAGTCTTCGGTACCTTGACCATCTAAACTACTATCAAATATTTCATCTAATATTAATAGATTTGTATTTGTACTATTTTTCATTTTAGCGATAGTACGCCATGTAAATAATAATGCAAGGTCTATTCTTAACTTTTCACCTTCACTAAAACTATTATAGTTAAACGTATCTCTAAATCTACTCTTTATTGTTTCATTAAACTCCTGGTCTAAATGAAAGTTAACAAAGAAGTCCATAGACTGGAGATATTTATTAATCAAATTATTCATTATAGGTAGATACTTCTTAATGATGTTTGCTTTAACACCTGTATCATTTAATATCTCTCTAGCAATATCAATGTATTTCTTTTCTTCTATTGCCTTTTGTTTTTCTACATTTACATGTTTTAAATCTTCTTTTATTTGTTCTAATTCTTTTTGTATAACGTTTGTATTAGTATCAGCATTTTCAAATTTAGCAATTTCTGTATCTAATCTATTTGAGTGTCTATTGATTTCTGAAATAGAGGTATTGATTTTTGCAACAGATATATCTAAATCGTTTAATTTTTTTTCTACTGCTTTGTATTCTTTAATCTTCTCATCTGTTTTACCTATTTCAGTAGTTAGTTGAGATAGGCCTTCTTCTAATTCAGTAATTTTTTTCTTGCCTTCGTATATCTTTGTTTGTTTAAATCTTTCATTAATAGGTTGTGTACACGTAGGACAATTGTCATTGTTTTCAAAAAACTCTACATCTTTTTTTTCTCTATCAAGTTTATGTTCTATCTTTGTTTCTAGTTTATCAAGTTCTTTTGATTTTCTTGTGTACTTATCAGCACCCCATATTTCTGCTTTTGTAGATATAATTTTTTCATTTAGTAATTGTAACTTTTGATTATATTCGTAATTACTTTTTTCATTTTCTTTTAGTTGTTTTTTACGGTCTTCTATATCTGTATTATCTCTATTTTGTATTTCTTCAAAATGTTTCTTTTGTAATTCATACTTTTCGGTCATTAGATCATATCTGTGCCTTACATCTATAACTGCTTTATTTAACTCACCTTGTTTCTGTCTTAACAATAAATCCATATGTGAGAATACTCTTATGTCTAAAATTTCTTCTACAACCTCTCGTCTGTATCTAGCACGTAAGTGCATAAATGGTTCGTATGATGTTGATCCAAGGATGACCACCTGGCAAAAAGCACGATAGTTACATTTTAAAATATTTTGTTCTAACATATTTTGATAATCTACATTAGAAGCGTCTTGGTTTAATAATACATTATTACAATAGATTTCAAATTTATTAGGTTTAATACCTCTTACAACTTTATATTTTTTGTTAGCAGTTTCAAATTCTACTTCTATCTCACAATCGTTTTGATTGATTGTATTTACAAGTTGTTCTTTCTTTATATCTCTAAAGGCACGATTAAATAAACTAAAACATAATGCGTCAAGTAAAGTTGATTTACCTGCACCGTTTGTTCCTATGATTAATGTAGATGGTGACTTTGCTAGGTCTACTTCTATAAACTGATTACCTGTAGATAAAAAATTACGCCATCTTAACTTCTTAAAATATATCATACTTTATTGTCACTTGCCTCAATATAAATTGATTTCAAATATTCTTTTAATTTTGTTTTACTTACATCTGTTTCTAACTGGTCAATATAGTTATTTAGGAATGTAACCGTATCTTCACCCATTTCTAATATGTCTTCTCTTACGCTAGCTTTAATGTCTGAATAGTCCTCTACAATATTTAAATCATGTATTGTTATCTCATTATACAATCTTTCTACAAATTTGTCAAATACCTCGTTATCTGTTTTGTTTAATACAATTAATTTAACAAAGTGATTATGATAAGGTTGTATATCATAGTTTGTATAATCTTTCTTTTTATCATCATAGATTATTTTTTTGTGTATAGTTAGAGGATTAGATATTCTTGTCATCTCTCTAGTTTCTGTATCAAAAACATGAAATGCTTTTGGGTCTTGGTAGTCTGACCATGTCATCTCGTATTGAGCACCACAATAAAATATTTGACCATCATCTGTATGTTTGTGAAAGTGGCCTGAAACTACTCTATCATATCTACTAAAATCTGATTTAGCTAAACCATGTTCATTGATTACGCCATTTTGCATTTCAATACCTTTGATTTCTAAATGACCAAAACATAAATCTGCTTTAGCTGTTTGTAACATATTCATTGAGTGGTCATAATTATCATCACATATCCAAGGTACAAATAATATAGGTGTGCCATCAAAGTCAACAACGGTTGATTTAGTATAGATAAATGGTTCGTGTTTTCTATCAAATGAAGTATAAAGATTTTCTATAGCATTTACGTCATTAGTATTTTTAAAATAGGTATCGTGGTTACCTATAATAATATGTGTATCAATCTTTTCTTTATATAATCTATCCCAAAATTGATCTCTAAAAATAGAAGCAGTTTGAAAGTTAATAAACTTTCTTCTATCAACAACATCACCTAAATGTACCAATGTATTAATATTGTTTTCTTTTAGGTATGGAAAAAAGATTTCATTATAGAATCTTAATTGATAATCTCTAAACGCTTGGCTATCATTACGAACACCGAAGTGTGTATCATTCAGTAGTGCTATCTTCATTATATATCTAAAACACTTGTATAAGTTCTTTTCTTTCTTTTCTTAACTTTTATTTCTTTTAGTTGTGGTTCTTCCGTAGATGGTTTATTCTTTCTTAAAAATTCTAAAAACTGATTCTTATAATCATTGTTTGAGTCACCAGGTAATACAGCAAACTCATCTATATTAGCCTGTTCAATCATTCTATATTTTATATTACTTTGTTTTTTCTCTTTCTGTATTCTTCTAATAAAAGCATAGTAAATGATTTGTGTAAAATAAGCAAAAGGGTTATTAGACTTTTTAGGATTAAAGTTTTTAAGATATTGTAAGCAATTCTCAATACCATCAGAAATCATATCATCTCTAAAAGTGTAGTTAATAAAATTAGGTCTATAGGATAAGTGATTAGCAATCTTTAAAAAACATTCACCAATATAGTTTGTAACTGGTGGTGCTTTTCTTTTTCTACTTTCTGCTTTATCGCACCTATCTTTATATTCTATCATCGCTTGTAGAAACTTTTTGTTATCTACATAATGTTCAGATTTTTTCTTTGTTCTAGTCATAGTTTAATTATATCATATTTGTTGTTATTGTCAAGGACCTATAACATTATCCAGTTATATATTGCTCTCAAAGCGAGTAACAAATACATAAGTTCCATCAATGCTCTAGGTATGTCTTTATCTTTTACGCCCATGTATATCCAAATACTACAGGATAGTGTTGCAATTGCCCATCCGACCCATTGAGTGTCAGGATTTGCATTAGAGAGTATGTAGGCACCTATCATGGCGAGTACGAACCCTAACCATCTCATTCCGTCTAGTCTTTTGTAAAATCTAATTTTCATAGGTGCTTGACATAATCTAATTCTCTTGTTATACTAACCATGCTGGTTGATACCGAGGATACCAGCTACCTCACTAGTGCAACTTCTTTGAAGGCATTTTAAGTAAGTCAGCGACTTCTTTAATATCAGATTTATCTATATCTTTATCATAATTGGAAGCGGCGTTATCTAGTTCTTCCTCAGACATTTCTCTTTCAATAAATCCAGGCAGTGGTTGTTTCGTGTTTTTTAGTGCGTGTGTAAGATCACTATATCTTTTAGTAAAACCTTTTGTAGCATTGCATATTGTAATAATTTTATCAACAGGAATAGTGACTATTTTCTCATCTGTAAAACCTACCCATTTTACTAGTGCAATATAATCAGATATACCTTGCTCAGTAATACGAGGAACATATTTAATTAACATAGGTTCCTGTAATCTTAATAGCTTAGAGTTTTCAGGTAATTGGTCCTTATGTAAAGGGAATCTACAACAGATTTCTTCACCAGAAACCAGTCTGATTATCTTAACCGTTTTATCATTAACACGATCAATCATATAACTATTTATCTTTCTTAAGCAGTAACATGCCACAATGAGAACCACCTAATGATTCTGTCATAGCATAGTCTAATAATGCTGTTTCTTTAAATAAT